GATGTTTTGCCGGCGTGTTCCTTCGGGTCGCCGTTAGATAAGCATATCGTGTTCTAGGCCGTGCGTACCACGGCCCAGCCCTTAGGGGTAGCGGCGTGCTAACGTAGCACGCAAGTCCCTGCTCTAGACAGCAGTGGTTTGATTGGGGCCCGAGCGATACTGGCTTGGGGCCCCTGGTGGGAGACCACGCGACGAGAGGATGCGTGGGTGCGGTTGTGCTGACTTCCGCATAATAGGTGAGGGCGTGAGGCCCCGTATCGGCGGTGAGATAGGACCGGTTGGATTAGCTCCCTGAGCGCCCAGTGGGCACACGCCAGGCTTGCGTTGTCCAGCAGGAATCCATTTTATCACCACGCCGGGGCGGTGCACGTCCCCATTGAACCCACCCCCAGGCTCCGTTAGCGCTGAGTACGTATTGCCACGAGTAACGCCGTGCTGCGGAAAAGAAAGACACGGATGGTTGGCCTGGGGGGAGCACGAGTTAGTGTCACTGACTTGTGTAGCCACCAAAATCTGAGAACACGTCACAGTAGTTTGATTGTTGTGTGTAGTGTCGCGATTGAGAAAGTTTATAAAAATTGCCATGTTTAATCATGGAGCATGACTTCACGATTCCTAAGTAATCAGTTATCAACCAATTCATATTCACCGGAGAGGCGCCCCTTGTTGCGCCGCGCGCGTAGTGCGGATGAGGGGCAGTGGCTTGTGGCTGGCAGCCACGGCCGTAAGTACGTCGAGTTTACACCTCAACCTGTTGGCAGGAAGGTGTGGAAACCCAAGAGGGGTTGCGACGTTGTGGCGCAGGTAGTGTCGGTGGTGGCCGACGATGAGAAGTACCCAAACGTGGAGCAAGTGGTGGTGTCCGTCCGGGTGCCCAAGATGGTGGCGGCGACGGTTGCCCCATGGGTGGTTTCGACGTGCGAGAGGCCGCCAGCGGGGTGGACCCACCTCCCGTGGTGGAAGGATGGAGTGGCGTTGCAGCCGGACTTTGGGAGTGTGGCTGGGCCAGACGTGATGGTCGTTGGTCCCGGGAAGCCGTTACCCAAGTTTCAGAGGTACGCCACTTGGACGCATGCGCGCGTCATTGCTCGGTGCGTGAAGCCCAACCCTTCGCCTATGTTAGTGAAGGAGTACAAGAAGAGATTTGGGCGGGCGTTGGCGCCTCAGTACAAGCCGGCGGCGCAGTTGGTTGTGTTAGACGAGCCAGTGGCGTCGCAAATCGAGAATGCGTCGGGCAGGGTGCTGGATTGCAAGTGGGAGACTTACGAGGTGCCCAACCTGGAGGGGGTGGGGTACGAGGGTGTGATGACCCCGGGGGATTTGGGGCAGTTGCACTCTTGGTTGTTTACGATGGTGGACAAGGGGTCGGTCAAGGAGGTGACGGTGCCGGCGGGGTTAGTGGACAAGTTGGGCGAGTTCTGGGCTTACAAGGAGAAGGATGCGGGACATGCCAACTTCCTGGTGAGTGTCGAGAAGTTGCGCAACTTGTTGCGCCCGCTGGTCGTCACGGCCCATCAGTCGAGAGTGGCTATGATGTATGTGCCGGTGGTGGCGTACAAGCGGTTCTTGTTGAGTCAGAACGTGCTGGGGAGGTTGGTGTCAGGCGCTCATTTTACGAGGCGAGCGTGGTCGACCACGCTGGCGTTGGGCGCGGCCACTTTGGCGTGTCTTCCCACCACTGCGTGCGCGGCGGTGGTTGGCGCCACGGCTGGCGCCACGTTGTTGACTGGTGGCGCGGTTACTGCCCTTGTTGCGGGCAGCGCATATCTTTATTTGGCGGCCAAGCATAGGCGCCAGTATGCGCGGGTATATCCAACGACGGTGTGTGATAGCAAGCCACCCAGGGATTGGAACCCAACCGCGTCAGTGTCGAAGGCTGACATTGGGGAGAGGCCGGTTGATAAGGTCAGGGAGGCGGTCAAGGTGGTGGGGCTTGCCAGTGCCGATTTTGTGCCTGAGGTCTTTGCGGACAATGAGCACAATCAGTATAAGGCGCTTGAGAAGAGGGTGTTGGCTGCCCCGCCGGACCATGATCCTGTGGTCGTTCAGGAGTTCCTGACTTGGGCCAAGGCTAGCTGCCCAGAGGTTTTGGGGGCGCCCGTGGCTATCAAGTCGGTCCCCTTTGATAAGTGGTTGGACGGCATGAACGCGTCCATTCCAGTTAAACGGCGCATCCTCAGGGCCAAGATGGCGTTGGATAGTGTGGGGGTGGATGAGAATTCTGTTTTGTCTAAGAATCAGCTCCATAGGGCGACGCAGCGTGAGTCTTTCACCAAGTATGAGGCCGTGTTGTCTGGTTCGCAGGTGACGAAGTCGCAGAAGGCTTGTCGATTGATTCAGGGGGCACATCCGGAGATGACGGCCCTGGTTGGTCCGTGGATGACGGCATTCCAGGGTAGGATGAAGCGGGTGTTGGATGGGTCCAAGGGGCTCATGTTCACCAGTGGGCGGACGGTTAGGGAAGTGGCCACCCTCGTTGGTAGTAAAATTGAGCAAGGTTGGAAACCCTTTGATGATGACGTGGGTGCTTATGATTTGAGCATGATTGTGCCATATGCCGAGTTTGAGGTGTGGTTGTGTAAGCGGTACCACTGCCCACGAGCCAACTTGGATTTGATGGTGGCCAACATTGAGACCCACGGGTGGACTAGCTTGGGGTGGAAGTATTCGGTGCGGGGCACCAGAAAGTCAGGGGATACGTTCACGTCGGTGATGAACTCCATATTGAACTTGCTTTTCCACTTGTTCATCTTCTGCAAGGAGCGTGGCATTGGGGTCAAGCAGGCCATGCAGGAGTTGGTTATGGCCGCCCAGGGTGATGATGATGTCGGGGCTCACACCGGAGCCCCGGTCGATTGGAAGGCTGGGATGGCGGCGTTGGGGTTTAAGTCGGAGCCACATTATGTGGAGCAGACGAGTTCACTGGAGTTCTGCAGCCATTACCTCACGCGGGATAGCGTGGGGTGGACGTTTTTCCCAAAGGTGGGGCGGATTCTTGCGAAAGCTGGGGTTTCGTTGCGGGCCCCGGATGGGCTCGAGGCGGCGTACGCCAGGATGACAGTGTTGTCCTTGCGTGGAGCCTGTGCCAGCTGCCCGCCCTTGCGAGCTTATTGCGACCGTGTGTTGCAATTGACGGAGGGCGAGCGGCAGGTTAGGCAGGCTGATGAGCCGTGGAAGATGAAGTCGGATGAGGCCGGAGTCCCGACCCCGGAGACGTGGGTTGACCTGTACGAGAGGTATGGGTACACGATTGACATGCACAAAGAGCTTGAAGCTGAGTTGCGGTCAATGGAGTTGGGAGAGCCCCAGAATTTGCCTATTTATAACCACCTGTGCGGGGTGGATTCAGGGGTGGAGGAAGAGCATAATGTGGCCCCGTTGGGGCGTAAGGTGGACCTGGGCGAGTGTAGCGAGGATGCGGGCATGGAGTATGTCCAGTACCTCGTCACCTTGCCCGGGGCCACGGGCCCAGTGACTGTGGATGTTAAGGATGGTAAGGTTGAAGCTTCTGTGTCGGACGTCGTTAAGATGGCATGCCGGAAGGAGCGGTGGCCGAATTTTACCACAGCAGATGTGGAGTATTTTGTGGCGGGCAGGTCAGTTCACCACGCCATGTTGCCCTGTGGCCAGGAAATAGTGGTTAAGGCCAGGGGCCGAGGGGGTATGTTGGCAGTGGTCAGTGGCTTGACCAAGCCTGGTGTTTGGCTGGCCAAGTTGGTCCTGGAGGCGGCCGTGGACACGAGTGTGTATGAGACGGCTGAGCGAGTGTTCAATTATGAGGAGCATAAGGAGCGGGACGGTGTTGAGTATGTTTGGGTTGATTCAACCCCACCCTCAGTGATTTGTGCCACGAAAGCCGTGGGGGTGTCTATACCACAAGCCGTGAGTGATGTTGCGGCGTTGGCGAGTGTCGTGGTCACTAGGTCGTTGATAGTGCAGATGTGTGGCATGGTCAGGGTTGTTGAGGTGGCCGTGGACTGTGATGTGGGGCAAGCCGCCAGCACAGCCTTTGGGTTTGATGTTGGGGTGTTGTCCAAGTTTACGTGCCATTTGAGGGGCAAGCCTTGTAGGTGGAACGACCCGATAGGTCGTGAGGGTGACGTTTTGCTCAGACCAATTGGTCGGGGCGGTGCGCAGGTGTCGCGTGGTGAGAGGCTGCTGAAGAAGATGGAGGATGCGTTGGGGGTTAAGGTGACCAGCCGTCCTTGGCTGATGTCATCGTTTGACCCGATGCATGACAACTCCATAGGGCTTGGCAGTTATCCGGATTCTAATGGAGCTATGAGCGTCCCGATGTTGGTTAGGAACACTATGCAGGTGTCGAGCAATAGCGGTGCCACGGCGGTTTGGGACTGTGCGATAGTCTTCAACCCTGATGCCAATTTGCACACCCTTGCGGCCCTCACTAGAGTGGCTGATGGTAGGAGCACTGGTAACTCAAATTTGCTCACGAGCCCGGCGGCTGGGCCAGTTGCCGGCGGGACGTGGGGTGGGGTGTCCTCATATCAGGATGTCACCGGGAACTTCTTGAATTTTACGAAGTTCGTTAATGGTGTCAGTTATATCCCTAACACCAGCGCTGGAGGGGGCTTGACTGGGAGTAAGATTGATGGGCCATGGAGGTTGACGGCTTTGGGGTTGGAGGTGGTGAACACCACGGCGGAGTTGTATAAGCAGGGCACGGTTACAGTGTGGACTCAGCCGACGCCGCCGCCCCAAAGCGCTAGTACGTACACCATAATGGATTTCAACCACATGCCGAGTACCATAGGGTTTACGCCCTCGGCGGTGTCGTGCGTGTTGATGCCGTCGTTTCCAGGGACGGTCGCGGAGGCCAACATTTTGGCCGGGTCCAGGCAGTGGGCTGCGGCGGAGGGGTGCTATATGGTGGCGAGGAGGTCGTCTGACACGTTGCCACCTATATGTGGGCAGTGTGTTTACCCTTTGTATTATGACAATGGGTCGACGGATGCCACAGTCGCTGGCCCTCTTTGGGCCAATCAAGTGATTGATGGTGGGGCTATCACTACACCGGTGATGCCCGAGACGTCGTTTTCCCCGTATAATATGATGGGAGCGACGTTTACGGGGTTGTCGGCTCAGACGACGCTCACTGTTAATGTGTGGGCGTACATTGAGGTGTTCCCTGAGCAGATTGAGAATGTTCTCACGCCATTGGCCCAACCGTCTGCCCCCTATGACGAGCAGGCTTTGCGGATGTATTCGGAGATCATCAAAGCCATGCCCGTGGGCGTGATGCTCAAGGAGAATGGGCTTGGTGATTGGTTTGCTGATGCCATTGGGGGGGTGGTTGACACGGTTGGTTCGATAGCGGGAACCGTGGGCCGGGCGGCGGGGGCCGTTGCGGCTGGTATCTCCAATTGGAGAGGTTCGTCGCCGCAGGCGGCCGTTAGTTCGGCTGTTCTTCGGAATGACGGGTTGGCTGATATGAAGCGTGAGGAGCGCTCTGAGCAGCGTGTAGCGAAGGTTGAGAGGAAATTGGAGCGCGCAGCGGCAGTGGTATCGCGTGTCAGGCCGGACTCGAGTGCGAAAGCCCGGGTTTTGGCCAGGCAAATGATGGCAGCCGATAAGATGCGCGCGCGCAACCAATCTGGGGCCTTGAAGAGAGTCTACAAGTGAGCCGGCGGTGACGTCGGCGTTAACGCAGGGGGGGCACGACCCCATGGGTTTGACGAACCCACGTTCCTGAGTTGTAGTTGCGCCGCCACGTTAATATGGCGCAGTCGTTAAAACCGGCA